CAAAAAGATATTAACTCTTTAGTTAAGCAAGTAGATCGTAGCCAATTAGCTAAAATAGATCAATATATACAAATAGCAGATTATATAGAAGCTAAATCTAAAAGTGTAATAGGTATTAATCCACAATTTGAAGGTGAGATACAGGAAAGAGAAGGGCAGAAGAATGTAGAAAGAGCAGTAGGAGCAACAAGTTTAGCTTTAGAACCTATGTTTTATCTAATGAATGTAGCTAAGAATCAGATAATGCACTCATTGTTGTATAATCAAATAATAGCTATTATAAGAAGTAAGACTAAATTACTTACATATATGTTAGATGATGTAGGTATAATGACTGTAGATGTAGACCCTGATCTATTGTTAGAAAGTCAATACTATATGTTTATGGAAAACATGGCTAAGCAGGATAAAGTAGTAGAGATACTAAGTCAATATGCTGCTGCTAAGGTACAAACAGAAACATTACAGTTGAGTGCTTTAGGTAGATTCTTAATGGAAGAAGATTTAAATAGTGCTTTAGAGATATTAAAAGCAGGAGAAGAAGCTAAATTTGAACAAGATAAAGTACTACAAGATAGGAAAGCACAAGCAGATAAACAACTTGAAGATCAGAAACAGGCTAACTTAGAGAGAATGGAACAGATCAAAACAGAAGGAAAGCTAGCTATTGAAGATAAAAAAGGAGAATGGAATATATTACAGGCTGCTGTAGTAGGTAGTGGATTTGCAGAAGATAAGGATATGGATAAAGATGGTACTCCTGATATTATAGAGATAGCTAATCAGTTTCTTGAACAGCAGAAGTTTGAACATCAAAAGTTACAAGACACTACTAATAATATTTTAGCACGTAAGAAATTAGAAATAGAAGAAAAGAAAGTGGCTAAAATGGGCAGTAAGTAGCTATAAACAACTCAAAGAAATACAAAAATAAATGTATAATTGTACATTAAAAAAGAAACAATATTAAATTAAATCACTTAAATTTGCATTAACAATGACAGACCAAAACACGTTCTTTGACTTTGACGACCCAACAGATGTTTTAGTAGATACCGTAAAAGAGAAAACTGAAACAGATACAACTAAAGTAGAAACAAAAACAGAACCAGATAAAGATATAGCTTTTTTTGGTGAAGATAAAACAGAGCCTACTACAGATGTAAAAGATAATAAGAAAGTATCATCATTTAAAGATGTGTTCTCTACATTAATAGAAGATGGTAAGTTTACATCTATAGATAAGATAGAAGATTTACCAGAAACTCTAGATGTAGCTAATGCAGCAGAACTTATAGAGAAAGAAGTTGATGTGTTATTTGAACAAGAGTTTAATTCATTAATGGATTCTCTTGGATCAATAGGAACAGACTTTTTAAGATATGCTAAGAATGGTGGTAATCCAGAAACTTTTATAAGTAAAGTAACTGAAAAACCAATAGTATCTAAAATACCTTTTGAAACAGATGATGATAAAGAGAACTTTCTTAAAGTTAACTATATGAAGTTTGAAGGTAAAGATAGCGAAGAAGCTGATTTACTTATTAAAGCATATAAAGACAACGGAAAGTTAAATAGTATAGCAGAAAGAATAAGAGATAAAAGAATTGATGAAGAAGTTGCATTTACTAAAAAGATGGCAGATGATGCAAAACAACAGAAAGCTGACATACTTGCTGCCAGAGTTAAAGAAAGGAAGAGTTTAGAAGATACTATCAAGAAAACTGATGATGTGTTGGGTATTCAAATAACAAACAAGAATAAGATAGTATCGTTTGTTAACGATTATAAATACATTGATAAAACAGTTAATAAAGAATTAACAGCATTTGATGTAGAACTCAATAAAGCACTGCAAGACCATACTAAAAAACTAGTACTTGCAGAAATACTATTAAATAACTTTAACTTTGATAAGTTTAAGATCAAAGCTAAACAAGAGATAGTAAGTAAAATAGAAAAACAATCTAATGATAAAGTAAGAGTAAGTGGTGGGAAACTGCAAACTGATTCTACAGGATTTAGAGACTTTTTAGATATGATTTAATTAATTAAATTTTTAAACAAAGTACATAATGAATTACGAATTTTTCACAAAACGTATGCCTATACATTCAGGTATGACTGAGTTGAATCACTTAGGTGCTTCACTTAAAGCTAGACCAGAAAAGTTAGAAGGTGTCGTTACAGAACTATTCGCTACTAAGTTATATTCGGATAACCCACTTACTAACATGCTAATGAAAGGTAAGAGAGTTAAAGAAATAGGCACTAGTGCTTGGTCTTACGAATTGATTGGTGGCGTATGCAGACCAAGTACAGTATTGGGTAGTACATATACTACTAACAGTACTGGAGGACGTGGTAGAACAATTATCACACTAGATTTCGATTTTGGTGGATATTTACCAGGAGACGTTTTAGCACCAGGTGGTGCAGATAAGAAGTACCAATGTAGAATTGTAGGACATCCAGAGAAAATAGGAAGTAGACATAGAATACGTTTACAGCCTATGAATGATGCATTAGCACACTATATTCCGTATCAGTACTTGAAAGCTGGTGCTTTGTGGGGAAAACTCTTTTCTCAATACGAAGAAGCATCTGATGAATCAGGTAGTACTAGTTACAACACATCAATCGGACTTACAGGTAGTATGTCCAGATACAGAAAGATGTATAAAGTAACTGGTGATGCTGCACAAGAAATGTTAGCTATCAAAATAAGAGCGAAATCTCCAGAAGGTAAGGTTGTGGAAAGTGATAGCTGGGTAAGATATGCTGAAATAGTATACTGGCAGCAATGGTACAGAGAACTAGAGCGTGGTCTTTGGTATTCAAGAAAAACAACTAAAATACTAGGTAGTAACGGTAGACCTATTATGTCGGGGGCAGGACTTCAACAGCAGTTGGAATCTGGTGTAAGACACTACTATAATAGATTAAGTGCAGATTTACTGCAAGAATTTATTATGGACACAAGATATGGTAGAATAGCACCAGGACAAAACTCCACTATCTATGCATATACAGGTGAATATGGAATGTTAACATTTGCTAACGCTATTAATAGTAAAGCAGGTAAAGACCCAGTATTTACTATGTTAACTGATAAATTCGTAAGAGATGCATCTAGTCCATATACTAATCATGGATTAAGTTATGGTGCACAATTCGTCGAGTATGTAATGCCAAACGGAGTTACATTGAAACTAATACACAATCCTGTGTATGACGATCCAGAAATTAACTTCGAGATTGATCCTTTGACTGGTAAGCCAACCGAAAGTATGAGATTTACATTTTTAGATGTAGCAGGTGAAGGTTCAGATGCTAACATGATGATGATAAATAAGAAGGGTGGATTTAAGAACTGGTATGTAGGTGGTGGTGAATCACCTTATGGGGCAGTATCAAGTGGTGCTTTGGGAGCACATAGTGGTGACTATTATGAAATGCACGTTTTAAAACAATGTGGTATTCACTTGTCAGACCCTACTAAATGTGGTGAACTCATTTTGCAACGATCATAATCAGAGAATTTAGGTTTAGGGCGGTAGTGTAACAGCTACCGCCTTTTTTACGCACACTATTAACAATTAAATAAACAGACAAATGAAAATTGAAGAAACATTAGACCAAACCCTTGACGAGATTAAAGAAAACGATTTTAGTAACGTAGCTGTAATAGACAAACCAAGACTAGGAGCAGTGACAGAAGGTATTAAAGAGTTACTAATACCTATAGATGGTGTACCTAAAGAAGCACCAATAAGTAACAGATTCAGATTACCTAATGCAGTTATAGAATTAAGACCTATAGACAAAGATACATGGCATGGTAAAACTGGAAATGATAACTTTGATCGTGGTTCTACTATCGAGTGTGCCGTATTTAAGTCGCAATACCAAACAGGATTAACGCAAAACGAAAAAGATTTTCTTGAAGCGGCTACTGGATTTGATTTAAGTCCTAATTTTAATCTAAATAGAGATCATCCTTTTTATGGTACTTTGATAGGTAGAGTAAAGTTAGAGAACAGGACACTTATATTTGATTTATCTATACCCTTAGATTTTATTAAATATAAGTTATGTCTTGCAAATCCACTAGTTGCTAACAGTTTGGAAGATTTTAATACTGGTATAACTCCACTTGCTACTCACTATATACATAGTGAAGAAGATGTAGAAGCAACAGAGATAAGACTTATGTCTTATATTAAAGAAGCTAACAAAATATTGGCTGGATTACCACCAAAAGAACAAAGAATGTTGTTAGCTGTATTAAACAACTCCGATGTTTCTAATCTAGGAGAAGAAGGAGTAGAAGCTAAGTTGTTAGCAATTATACAGAAAGACGTACATAGATTTTTAAGCACTGCAAAAGAACCTAAACAACTGATTCAAAGTAAAGCACTATTGATTAGTGCAATAGCTAAGAATATTGTAGGTATGTTTGACAATGCTTATAGTTACAATAGTGTTAATTTAGGGCACGATCTTGAATCATCTGCTAAATATCTTATAAATCCAGAACAACAAGGACTAAGGATGCAGATTATAGAACACGTAAGAAACAAATAAGATGTTAGGAAGTATAGAAGAAATGCATTATTATTTTAATGAACAACTAAAAGCAGCAGATAATCATATGTATCAGCAGTTTTTAGTACCACAAATAGACTTTTTATTTAATGTGGCACAAGATGTTTATGTTAAGATGATTGCATTTCCTTTATACAATCCTATACCAAAGTTTGAATTAACTAGTAGAGTAAGAAATAACATTTATACTCTGGTAGTAAATAAAGCAACTAAAGATACAAATGTAAGTAAGTATGATGATACTAGTTACTTGTATAAATTACCAACTGATTGTCAGTATTTTTTAGGTGGTAGTGTTGTAGCTAATAACGGAGATTGTTATAAAGAATTAGAGTTATTTTCTGTAACACATGAGCATTCAACAACTAAAGACTATACTATTAAAAGTAGTTTTTTATGGGAAGAATGTAATTATCTAATGATAGAGGGTGGTATAAAGTTAGAAGTAATAGATTTTAATGTAGAAGGAGTAAAACCCAACTATGTAAGATATAGTAAATATATGCATTATGCTGAAAAACATTCGACTACTGGTTATAAAAAGATTGGTGGTGATGTTTTAACAGGTAAACAAAATAGCGAACTACCGAAAAATGCTTTGGTAGATGTAGTTAATATAGCAGTATTACTTACTAAGATGGATTTAGGTATGGATGTTAATGCACAATTATCTAAAATTCGAGATATTAATTAATGTTTAATTTTTAATGTAATCATGTCTAGATACGATTCAACAAGTAGAATGATGATTGCTGCCAGAGCGCAGCCTATTTTACCAGATGGTACAGACCCATCAACTTTAGGTGTACAACAAATAGGAATATTTGATGCAGACACAGGATTAAGTGTAGATAGTACAGTAACAACTAAAGTAAGAAGAATATTCTTTGCTGTAGGTGTAGGTGCTTCTGCATTAGAAGATGTAGTTCAATCACCGATATTTGATGTCGATAGTATTGAAGCTATAAGTGGAGATTGTTTTAAGCCGTATGTTACTAGTATCATAGGACTTAAAGATATCAAAGCACAATGTGATAGTTCTTATAGTATACAACTTGTTGTCAGAACACTTGACAGTGAAGTAGTACAAGGTTGGATGCCTATAAGAAAGAGTTATCCGATTGTAAGTGCATGTTGTGAAGACCCATGTGTGTGTGGTGGTGGTAATTGTAATGACTTAGGTGTAAAACTAGTTAGGGCAATTAACTCTGACCCTGATGGATTAGCAACAGCTTATTTATTACCTAACGATCAAGTAGAAGATGCGACACCTGCTGGTAGAATAGCAGACCCATTTGATGATGTAGAAATAGCAGCAGCTATAGTTGCAGGTGGAGATGGGTTTTGTTTTGGAATACAGATAGAACCTAAGATTGAAAAGGTATATAGTTTCTGTGAAATACCTTACAAAGCAGGACCAAGTTGGGATTTCAATGGTTTACATGCGTATAGAGTAGAATTAGCAACACCTATTGGATTTGAATGTGCTGGAACAGTAGTAGCTGTACAGGATGTAGTTTATCCAGGAATGACAGTAGCAGATGCAAAATTACAAGAGTATTTCCAACAAGCATACATTGGCGGAAATATGTTTGGAGCGTATAGAATGTTAGATGATGGTCAAACACTTCCAGGTCCAGACAAATTAGAACAAGCTAAATATGATGGTGAGTATTCAGTACTATCTATATTAGGCAGACATACAGTACATGTAGGTGGTAACGATAGAAGCCACTATGCAGATGTTCAAATATTACTTCCATGTGGTGCTGGTGTACCTACTGTTATAACTAACATAGGAACAACATTAGCAGCTATTGGAGCAACGATACCAACACAAACTACATTCACAGCACTAGATGCTTGTGCATGTACCTAAGATGTAAGCGTCGGTTTTAATTGTTTAGTGTAATTAATAATAGGGGGTTAAACTCCCCTATTATTTTAAAATAAATAAGTTGAAAATAACTGAAATATTTAAACAATCTAATAACAAACTTATAACTTTTGATGAGTTATATGAAACAGTAGAATGTTTAAAGAAAGCTATGGCAGCTAATACAGTTATTGCAGCATTACCACAATTTGAAACATTTGATCCTTTAAGTGCATTTAGTCATAAATTTCCAAATGATTTTATGACACTAACAGAGATAATGAAAGTTAAGTGCTGTTTTGATGATTTTTTAGAACCATACTTACCAGTAGACCAACCTTACGAAGAACCAACTGCACCAATAGCAGTAATTTTAGATGGATGCCCCGAAAACCCACTAAATATAAGTCCACCATTCTTTACACTAGATTTTCAATTAACAGTAATTGCAACAGGAGATGTAACAGGTACATGGGTATCATCAAATGAGAGTTTAGCTACTGTAGATGAAACTGGATATGTAACTACAATAGAATTAGGAGAAGTAACTATAAGTTTTATACCAGATCAATTAACTACTGGTAATTTAGATTGTACAATAACATTAGTATAATGGCACGAGCAGCAGTAATGATAAATCTGAAATCTTTATACAAATTAGTAATAGATAAAATAAATAGCATAACAGCATGAGTACTACCTATAAGTGTTATCCAAGTTTTAATATACTAAATCCAGATGGTAGTATCAATGCTTATGATAGTGGTAATGGAACAGTATCTTTTGATTTTACTTTATTTGACTATATAGATTTAACACAATTTCAAGGAGAGCAATTTACCCCAGTAACTACACCTACTGAAATAGTAGAAGCATTTGCAGAACTAAGTATAGAAGTAGATATACAAGAAAATACAGTAATAGTATTACAAACAGATGAAGTATTAAATGTACAATCATATAAAGATGGTTTCTTTTATTTAACACTAGATAATGTAGTATTAAATACAATAGACTATAGTTTGTTTAACATTTTAGATACTTCTTTTTACAGTACAACTACACCATTTGTATTTGTGTATTCTAATCTACAACTAAAAACTAAACTAGAAGCTATATTTGATAGAACTGTAGATATAGTAGATAACAAGATATATGTAAGAAAGTATTTAAATACACTATATAATATACCAGTATCAGCTAATCCGACAATACAAATGTTAGATGCTGGTATTCCTATTACTAATAACTACACAATAATACAATCAATAGATTTAACTTATTATGGTGGAAATGCTATTACACTAGTATCATCAGATTTAGATGTAAGGGCAGCATTTTTAGCATTAGGGATTAGTGTTTTAGTAAGTGGTAGTGCTATTACTCTATTAGAGTATACTGGAAGTACAGCAGATATTAATGTATGTAAGTTTTCTTATATTGAAATAGTAGGATTATCTTCATATTGTAGTAATAATACATTAGATTTTAATGAATTATATGCATTAGATTTTACAGGATTTGGTGGAGTTGAGAAAAGAGTAGGTAATTCTGCTGCAATAATAGCAGAATTTGCACTACTTGGATATGTAGTATCAGTAATAGGATGTAGTATTAAGGTATTAAATATGCCTTGTTTAGATATTACTGATACAATACCAGCGAGAAAAATCTCAACACCTTTAGCAGTAGATGATAATATACCAGATTGTATACTACCTAATATACCCTATTCCTTTAATCCAATAGCTAATGACGTAGACCCACTAGGTCAAATGCTTACAGTAACAGCAATTAATGGAACTCCAGTAGTTGAAGGACAAATAGTTAATATAGCTACTGGTGTTAATGTTAGGTCTATACCTAATTGTAATTTAGAACTACTTGCTACAGACGATGCAGTAAGTACTCAATATAGCTTTAATTATACAATTAAAAATGTAGATGGTGTATATAGTACAGCACTAGTTACTTATTGTGTTAATAATGTAATTACTCCAGGAGTAGATTATTTAATATTTGACTGTAACTCTTCTGGTTCAATAGATGTAACTGATAATGATTTAGGTAGTGGTCCATTGGAAGTAACACATATAAATGGTATGGCTATAACTCCAGGACAAGTAATAGATATTATAACAGGCTCACTTACTGCTAGATTATTACCTGATCTTGTTACTATTCAACTTCAAAGTTTGAATATGTATCATAGTATGGGAGCAATTACTTATACTATAACTAATGGTGGTACATCTACTGATGGTATATTAAATTATGATATAACAGATGTATGTGATGTATGTTTAGATTTTAACATGCAATTTACAACAACTAATTGCGCTGGTGTTAATTGGGGTGATCTAACATATAATAATGTTATAGTAGAAAACTACCTAGTAAAATTAAAGAAAAGCAATGGCGAGTTTTATGTATTACCTTCTGGACTAGAATTTAAAATAGGTAAGGGCATATACTCTGGTGGTACATTTCCACCTAATTCTGGAATACCTATGCCTACTGGAACTTACAGTATATATGTTGAGTTCTCTGATGTAGGGGATGCAATAGATTGTTTTAATAACTATGTTAATGTAACTCCAATACCTTGTGGAGTACCATGCGCACAAAGTTATAATGGTATAGGTGGTATATCAGCACAACTATCTTATGATTTAGAAGTAAGTTCAAGTAGTACAATAAACTTTTTAAACTTCAATACTGGTAATGTAGTACCAGATGGTGTAGTTATATATTATAATGGTGTAGCTATTTATCATACAGGTAATTCAGAACTATGTCCATATACAACACCTGGACCACAAGTACAACAATATCTATCTTGTATAGGATGTCAGTATCAAGCTAACGTACCAACACCTAATGCAAGTATACCAGTACCTTATGTAAGTGGTGTTAATTATGCTACAGTAGTTGTATTTGGTTATCCATGTGATACAGCAACTACACTGTGGTCTTTCCAAACTTTAGTAATCTGCACATAATGATAAAATTAATAGACAATAGTAGTTTTGAGTTTAATTCACCATTATTAAATGATTTAAATCTTTTAAACTACGTAGATATTAATGTCAAACATAACTGTTGTTTTGAACAAGAGCAAAGATTAACTATTGCACCTACAGGAGATAGCAGATTATGCACTGCTGATTATTGTAATTACTCTGGACAAGATGAAAGTTGTGGAGATAAGTTTCCAGATAACTGCCCTAATCCACAAGGTAGCTACTATTTTAAGTTATCAGAACTTGCAATGTATATTAATGGTACTACTAAAAATATATTAGATAGGACTTATAACCTAACACAAACAAGTGAAATATCTATACTTACAGCATATCTTAAAACTAAACTACCAGAAGATACAGTATTTACAATAGAAGCTACATATAATGAATTGGATTACTTATGTGTAAGATTTAATTTTATTGATCTGCCATCAGGAGTAAGACCAGTTACATTTACATTAAGAAATTCAGATACTTGTTATGTACAAGAAGAATTTAAGTGTTTGGATGTTATTCCAAATACTACCTGTACATTAGATGGTATTAAATTACTACATAATAAATATTATGTATTTAAAAAATTAAGATTATCTAATGATGTAGAAATAACAGTAAATGAAGTAGTTGATCTAATAACTGAAATAGAAGAAGTTGAGGGTATATTAGATGTACTAACAGCTTTCTTTAATGCTGGTGTATTATTAGCACATAATGTTACTCTAGGTGTTTCTGTAAATTCATCTGATATTTATATAACAGCACCTAAGAATACATTAGGATTACACGTTAAAAGTATATTTGGTACTTTGGATGGTGTTGATGTTGAGTTGTCTTTAGAGTGTGTTACATATAGTAACATACCAGTACAAAACATATATAGTACTAAAGTAATAGTATTTACCAGTGATACATATAATGGTATATACGCTTTTAATGTAATCAATCCAGATTATTTAGCACCTATAAATCTTTTAACTACGCCATTATTACTTGCTGACATATTAACACTACCAGACATTCTAGCTTTAGTAGACGAAACAATAGATATTGAAGTTAATGCTATATCTGGTGGATATGAGATTATAGTAAATAGTAGTGAGTTTATACCATATGATATAGTACTGCATGATAATTATTCTAACTATAAGGTATTTGCATTTGGATCAAAAGACTTAATCAATATAAGCAGTAACTATAATCCAAATCTAGTTGAATATATACATAATAATTTGTATATCAAAAGTCAATTCTTTGGTGCTACAGATAAATTAGATGATGGTATGTATTCCATCAATATAAATATAGTAACAAGCACTAATATATATTCATACAAATATTGTATATTTGTATTTAAAAATGTATGTGTTCTTAGTGAGTTGTATAATGTAGATAAAGATAAGGGAAGAAAAGCAGTACTACTTAAAGAACTCATAGAAGATAGTGTAAATTGTGGATGTGATTGTGAAAGTGCATGTTTATACTATTCAGAATTATCAGATTTATTGTATAACAAAAATTGCTAAGAAATGAATTTTAATCAGAAGGTTAGGGAGATGGCTCTCCGACTTATAAGTAACAACAATAGTATTATTAGTGCGGCAGCAGAAGCTACAGAACCTAAAGTATATGTAGCTTTGTTAACTCAAACAGGTACTAATGCGCCTGTTGCAACGGTGTTGAAAAATACTTTAGGTGGTACTGTTGTTTGGACTTATGATTCTGTTGGTCAATATCATGGTACACTTGCCAGTGCATTTACACTAAATAAAACAGTTGTATTTCATAATTTACCTTTCCAACAATCATCTGATGAAATTTTAATAAAGGTGATAACTAATGGTGAAGATATGATTAGAGTAAATGTAGTAAATGACGGATTTGAGGCTCTTAATGGTATAGATTCATTATCTATCAAAGTAGAAGTATACCCGTAAAACAAATAAAAATGAGAAAGACAATATTAACCTTAGCAATAATTATTTTATATATTTAATGTCCTGTACTACAACATATAACAATATAATACCAAATCTCTTAGATTCGTATGATCTATATAGAACATCTATAAGACAAGGTATTGTTTCGTCTGTTAATAACTACAAAGATAAATTCTGGAAAGAACTAATTACTAAAAAATATAATGATTGCAATACTTGTAATCCAGTAATAATAAATTGTGTACAAGGTTGTGAAAAAGTTACACCATTATGTTTACCAACAATAGAAGAATATATAGAAATAAGAGACTGTATTAATAAAAACATCTGTATTACAGTAGAAGAAGTATAATGATAACTATAACTAAAAAATATAAAATAACAGGTATTACTGACAACTTTAATATAGATGTCTTAGTACCTGATTGTGCTTCTCTAATATCTAAAAGTTATGATAAAGTAACAGAGATATTAACATTAGTATTACAGTATTGTGATGCAGATTGTATCTTAAATTATGACACCATCAGAGTAACATTAAGTTATAACGATGGTTTTTGTTTTTATGATAAGGAGTTTAAGATAGAACATCCATGTACTGATTTTGCACTAGATGGTGTTATAGTAATAGAACCAGAATGTGACAAATTATGTAGTCTTAAATTTAGTTGTAAGACTAATCAAATTAATGTTAAGTATGATTGGAAGTTTGATACCTTCTTGTTTAAAAGAATTGATGATACTTCTAATGATTTAGTATTACAATATACAACAGAAGGTAGAAAAGTAAATAATGTTAATACTAGAATTAACCTAAGAGTAACTAATGAGAATGATTGTAGAATAGATACTTACTTAGACTATTTAGTATGTAATCCAAAACTTGAATTTCCAACAGTAGATGCTAACTGTATTGATACAAGTTATGGTACTGTAACTGTACAAACAGCGTGGTTCTCTCCAATTATAACAAGTTGCAGAGACTATGATGTAAATCTAAATAACATAGTAGACTTAGGAATAGCTAAAAATGTAGGAGATTACCAATATGTTATAGAAGCTAATGGTCCAGGAGATAAGATAAGGGTAAATTTAAGATATAAAGATAATACTATACTTGTAGAAACAGAATATAAAATATTTTATAAGTTAGTATTATGTGAAGGTTTTGAAATAGATAGTGTATTTGTAGTTAATGCAGTACCTTGTTTTAGTAAACCTAAGTCATTTAGATATATACATGATTTTAATTGTGAAGATTGTAAACCAGTAGCAAGTGGTAATGGACTACAAGGATTAATAATAGATCAAAATAGATGTAAACCACCAGTAGTAGATTTAGATAGATATATATTAAGTAGTTCTCCTATTGATTGGGAAACATTTACATTTATAGCCACACAACCACAAGTATTAGTAGATTCTATTAATATGAATAGTCCTTATGGAACTATTCGTTTTAATCCACTAGATCATAAAATAAGTTATACATTTACAGGTGGTTTAAATACTGTTGATTTAGTTACATATTCTGTAGAGGATGTAAATGGAGAAAGAGTAATAGGAGAGTTAAGATTTAATGGACCTAAATGTGAAGATGACCCTATACAAGCTAATATAACTGTATGTGTTAAACCAAACACAATATCAGAAGATATAATATTAGCTAACAGCGATGCGGTAGTAAGTATAGTACAATTTCCAGTAAATACTACTATAAACTTATCAAACAATAAATTAACAATACTATCATTAACTGATTTTGTAGGTACTGATTTAATTACTTATACTGTAACAAATCCAGGAAGTCAAGAATCTATTGAATATACTATTAGTGTAATAGTACAAGATTCAATAAAGAATGATACAAGTATATGTATAAATCCAACAACTAAAGTAGCTACATTAAATTTAGCACCATATAATACAGTTCAAGACGACCAAGAATTAAGATGGTCATTTAATGGATTTACTAATGATGTTAATAACATTCCAGGAATAGCTAGTGCACCATTAAGCATTAATGGTGGTGCAATTAAGATATATGATGTATTAGAATATATATCATTAAACAATACTGCTACTGTAGAATTTACAATTCCAGGAATATACTACTTTAAAACTGAAAAGCAAAACGATTGTAGTGCTGATAATGAAGTATTAGTTGAAGTAGTTAACCCAATTTCATTACCTTTAGCAGTAGAAAAAAATATCTGCATTACAACAGGCAGTGTAAATCTATTTAACTTAGTTGGTAGTACTATAGATACTACTGGTACATGGACAAGTATAGGTGCTAATATATTATCTTCTTTAAGCGGTAATACAATTAATACTGTACTTGAAGAAGCTGGACAATATCTTATAAGATATACAATACCAAATGTAGGACTATACGAAGATAGTGCTTGTACAAGTCAAATGTTAATGACACTTACAATAGATGCATTAGCAGATGAATTAATGCCTAAATGTTTAACACTATGTAGTTTAGGACCTGACCCTGATATAGTACCAGACTGTCAAACAGTAGCACCACCTACAATAGTATTAACTAATCCAGAGTTATGTACATTAGATATGTATACTGCAACAGGATTGGTAAAAGGTAGAGATAGAATAAGAGTAGTACAAACTCCAATTACTCCTATAATATTAGACATTAATGGTATAATGACTACTTTTAGAGTAAATGATTACTTACCTTTAAGTATGGCTGATTGGGCATACTACAAAGCACCATTAGGTATATATAAATTTGAAGGTGTTTATGGCGGTTCATGTGAGAATACAGTTCCAATAGAAATAACAGTATCAGGTGCAGGATGTGAAGTAGAAGATGTGGATTTAAGATATTGTAATCTAAGTCCTGCAATTAACTTGCTTACTGAATTAAGTACGCCATCTTGTGCAGTAAGTGGTATAACTCAAGTAAGTGGTACAGATAATACATCATATAATACAGCAACAGGTATATTTAATCCAGTACAACCTGGAATGTGGGTATTTGATTATAGCAATACAATAGATACTGATTATGATGATTGTGAAATATGCAGTAACAATGCAAGAATAATAATAATAGTAGCACCACTTCCAGGTCCAGGACAAGCAGTGCCAGGTGCTATATGTAATAACGATGTATGTCCAATAGATATTTATCCACTATTCTTTATACCTAATCAATCAATATTAGGTACATTTAGATATGATGGTTGGAAAGCAACTTACATGGCATTACCTGCAATATGTACAGAATCATTAAGTTTAACTAATGGTACATTAGATGATAGAGATATTACTGTAGGTATAACTAACTATAGTCCAGGAGATATAGTACCACCAGCATTAACTTTAGTGGCACTTACACAACCAGGTTACTATTACTTTACTAATACAGTAATAGATTCTAATGGATGTGAATGTTCTTCACAAACAGTAGTTGAAGTAGTTGATGCACTAGTTGCAGGTACAGGAACAACACTAGCTGTATGTGAATTAGACCCACAAACATTTACATTATTTGATGAGTTAACACTACCAGATGCAGGTGGTAGTTGGTCAGTATATAGTTTCACACCAGTAACAAGTGGTGAAACTTATGATATAGCACTAATAGAAGATAATCCAGGATTTTGGCAAAATGCAGATCAAGCATCATTTAACACAACTGGACAACCATTAGGTGTATATGTATTTAGATATGTAAATGCAGCACAACCTACAATATTTCCATACTATATGGATTGTGTAAACTGTTCTGGTGGTGTAGCAGAAATAACATTAACAATAAGTAATTCACTTGTAGCTGGTGACGGTTCAAGTCAATCAATGTGTCCTTAAATAAAATAAGACAATGGCAAACGTAACTTTAAATACCAGACTATCTGGACATAATGTAGGTGGTAAATTTGTTTACTTAGGATTTATAGCATGGACAAATGCTGCAAATACACTAGACCCTAATCACCCATCACAAAGAAATATATTACCAAACGAAGGTAGTCCTACTTGTTTTGGTATAGATGTTGCTGTAGATAATATAGCTAATGCAGATGTAACACCATCAATATTAGAATATATAGGAACACATATTGATAATCCATATGGTGCTGACCCTAACACACCAGTAATAGGAGCATTAGGAGCAGTATTTGCTTATAATACTTCCATAACATTTACTGATAAAGTTCCAGGTTACTATGGATTTATGTATCTTGTTGGAGATGTAAACAATGATGGTACGTTAGGTGGAGAATGTGGAGAAGTAGAGTGTTTTGAAATAGAAGTGGTTGAAGAACATCCAAACTATGACAACTTGACATTAACATACTGTCAAGACGCAGCACCATCAAGTTTAGACTTATTTGACTTACTGGAAACAGAAAACAATCCTACACCTTTAGTAGTAGGTGGAACATGGACAGCATCAGCAGGTATTCCAGGTTCTACACTAAATACTTCAACAGGTAACTTAACAACTATACCAGCTAATCCAGTTCCAGGTACATATAATTATGC